CTAGAAGAGCATGGTTTGCAACCCGTAAAAGCGGTGCCCCCCCGTGGGACTGCTTGCGCCGCTGTGCGTTCGTGGTGGTGCGGGTGCGGGTGCGGGTGCGGGTTGGCGTGGCTTGTGCGTGGCTTACGGAGCGTTGTGGAGGGTGTGGTGATGTGGTGGTCTGGGCGTGGTGGTGCTTGGTTGGCTGCTTGGTTGTGGCGGAGGGGTTGGTTCGGAACGCGCGAGCTCGGCGGCGTGGTGGCTTGGGAGCTCGGGTCGTGCGATCGGTGGGCGTCGGTGTGGCGCTGCGCTCGCGACCATCCGGCGACTTGGTGGCGACATGGTGGCGACGTGTCTGCGCTCGAGCTGCGCGCGCATAGCAGGAAGCCCGCTTGCGCGGGCTCCCGGGTGGTGCGGCTATGTCGGCAGAGAGTTTACGTCTGATCACGGTCCCTGTACGGCTTAGGCCAGTGTGATGCCAGCAGCGGTCTGACGTAGCGGGGAACGGGCGGGTTCGCTACCTTAGGGCCGCTTGCGATGCGGCCCTCTGGCGTCTGCACACAGGGCCAGCCGTTGTCGCGCACGTTGTAGACGGTTCCGGTGATTTCTTCGCCGTCGACTAGGACGGTTGCGGTGGGATGCTGCTTGCAGCCGCAGTAGTTCGTGCGCCACGGATAGTGGCAGTTGCAGTCATTTGGGCAATAGCAGCGGTTCATTTCTTTCCTTTCACTTTGAGTAGGTCGGCGAGGGCGACTAGTGCGATGACGCCGATGGTGATGTCGGCTGGGGCGCTCACGAGAGGAACCCAGCCGGGACGATTGTGAACGCATACGAGTCCGCATCCAAGTCGCCAGGGATGAATACGCGCGGCTGTTCGTCGCCACGGAATGTCTCCTCGTGTTCGGCCCTGTACTTATTCCAGCATTCCACGGCGGCATTGAGGGCGTTTGAGTTCCCGCTCAATGCGTAGTCGTAGGATTCTGTGTAGCGGACTCCGCGCAGGGTCGCGATGTAGTAGCGTGAGCCGCGGTCGGTCGGTCCGTGGTAGCGGACGCGGACGACGGGGAACGCTAGTCCAGTGAGGGACTTGGTTAGCATCGTGGCGGTTGTCATGGTGTCCTTTCCAGATTGGCGGCGGGGACTTGAATCCAGTTTCCGTGCTCGCACTTCTCGCCCTCATCGCTCAGGAATCGATTGACGACGATGTTCGCGAACTGGTGCTCGCAAGCATCCTCGCCCGGAATGACTACTCCGCACTGTGCGCAGTACGTGGTGAACTCGCTCTCATACGCGCCGTTCCAGCCTGCGTACTCATTTCCGGCGTAGTCGCGGTGGCAGGAATCGCTGCACAACGGGATAACGTCGATGAGATCCCCGGTGGCGTCTTCAATGTCGAACACGTGCATAGTTACCGCCTGCCTTTCGGAGTCCGGGCGAACCGCACCCAAACGTACAGCGGCACCGCGAGGGCGCCTGCTGCGATCAAATAGCTGATGGTTGACACTTGCTCCTCCTCTTGTGGTGAACCTAGACAAGAGGAGTCAAGCACCGCGGCGGGCGCTGCGCAAGGGTGCGCGCGCAGGCTTTACAAAGGCGGCGCCGGGCACGGAGCGGCTATCGGGGGTGGACTCGCATCGGCGAGGCGAGGCCGAGGCGCGCGGCTTTACCCTTTGCGAGTGATACGAACAGCCGTTCGGGAATCCCTACCATTCCGGTCGGGATTGAAGGTTCGGAGTACGATGTGGACACGGATGAATCGCGCCCCCGGGATCCAATCAGAGGACGGCCTAGGTTTGGCATCAGAGACGCGCCTAGGTTTGACTCAGAGGACGACCTAGGTTTGGCGCCGCCAAGCCTGGAGGGCCGGCGCCTGATGCCAACGGACTGTCTAGGTTCACGGAGGCGGCGCCGGCCGCTCCCTGCGAGTCTTGGTTATACCACGCTGGCAGGGTTCGTACCAAAGATGCAGCCTGAGACTCCACGCCCGATGGCTGGGATGCCGCGAAGAGTTCGACCGTCAGCGGCTGTATGCGCCAGCTTGAGCTCCTTCATGCTGCCGCCGGATTCTCTGACGACCTGCTCGAGTTTGCGTGCGTGGTCTGCCCTGGTGGCGTGTGTTTCGAGGAAGCGTGGTAGCGCGACGCTAGCCATCAGACGGCTGCCTAGGTTTGCGACCAAACGCGCGTCGCACCGAGTTCGTGAAGTCGCGCCAAGCACTACCAATTAGCTCGGCCTGCTCCTTGGCGCTCTTAGGCTCTGCTCCTTTATGCCATGCCTCCCGGAGTTCCTTCTTGAGTTGTTCTGGCGTCCTGCTCATGTCCCGGTCCTTCCATAGATCTGTGCCAAATCAGGGATCGCAAGATCGAAACCCACCAAGAAATCGCTCTGCTCCGAATAGTCCTTGATGATCTTGCTTAATGCCATGATCTCGTCGTGGATCTTGTCTTGTGTCGTCGCATAGTCGATGGCCCAGTCGAAATGGGCATTTGTCCTAACCGCGAGTGGAATCCCATTCATCATGTCCCGGTCCCTTCGTAGTAATCCGACATCCGCTTACCGGCAGCCTGATAATGGCCCCTAACTGTGGCCCTGTCGCGGCCCATCACGAACGCGATCTCGCTCCAACTATGACCTTGGCGGTCGCGCAAGGTAACGACTTGAAACTGGAGGTCGGTGAGCACCTCTTTGGCGTCCGGCCAGTAGTCGCGGATGATGGTGACGCTCACCAAGGGATCCCATCGCTTGAGCCGTTGTCATCAGCGTGGTCGTTGTCCTCACGGTAAGGCTTCAACGACTCCACGAACTTCGCACCGCGGGCGCCCTCGATCGCGCGTGCGTAACCTTCACGGATCAGCGAGTCGATCGCAGCCCTCACGTATTGGCCTTTGCCTCCGATCGCGTCACAGATCGTGTTGCGCCCCTGCGGGTCGGCGCAGTTCTCGATGAAGATGCTGACTCGTTCCATCTTGCCGGTGTAACGGAACGCCCCATCAGCAGATGACTCATGCGTGTGTTCAACCTTGTCCCAGGAGCCGAACTTGCCTGCCCCAAGGCTCATCTCCCAGCGTCCTGTGTCGCCGAATCGTGAGTCTGTGATCTCGAGGCGCACCTTCCCAGTGTGGTCTAGTCCGTACCGTTCGATCGTCTCTAGCGTGAACAGCACCTCGTTCAGATCGCCTTTGGAGCTCGCACCACGACCGCGCTTACTGTCTCCGTGACCTGTGTTGTCGAGGATGAGGGTAGCGATACCGGCGGCGAACAACGGGTCCACCAATGCTGCCATGAACTCTGCATAGTCGTCCGATGAGTTCTCCTCAAGACCGAGGTCAGAGAGGTACATGCGCTGTGAGTCGAAGATGACAAGATCGGCGTTCAGGCATAGCTTGACTAACTCGTTGCCGTCGTCTTTGCGGAAGCGTGGGAACTCGTAGTAGTCGAGGTTCTTCGAGAGCTGCTCCTGTTGGAGCTGGCTCATGTCGCGTCCCTGGATGATCGCCTCGAGCCGGGACGCATACAGATCGCCACCGTTCTCACGGTCGAACACGACCACGGTCGCACCGGCGAGCACCATGTCGCCAGCATGGATCAGCGCACCCAGTGACTTGCCTACCTTTTTCGGTGCCGCCCAGTAGTGGCGCTTTCCGCGGCGGAGCATCAGATCGGATGAGGGCAGGTATTCGGCTGGCGGTATGCCGTGCCGGATCCGGTCAACGAGGTCTAGCTGCCGCGAGCGGACTCGGTCGGTGAAGTCGCCACGTTTCGCGTCCTCTGGGAGCACTCCGGCTTCTGGGACACGGTACGAGTCGACCTCTGCGTCCTCGAGTTGTTGGCGCTGTCGTTCGTCGTCTGGTGCGAGGCCGATCTCGTGGATGGGACGCAGTTGCGTCACCCGGTTTTGAGGAGGTCGATGGCGTGCATGTCTAGACGCACCAGTAGCCGCTGTTTCGCCCACCTAAGCTGCTTATGGTCTATCCGGTCAGGATCCACCGGGCCGCCCTCGAGGAGCTCGGCACAGGTGCCGACGTCTTTGGCGAGGCGCATAGCGACACCGACACGGGCGGGGTGCGGCCACCGCTCCTCTAGCGTGCTCAAGGGCCAGTCATGGAGTAGGGAGTCTAGGCGGTTCGCCGCTTTTTGTCAGCCACTCTTCCTCGAGAGGCATCCAAGAACGACCGTCGTATTCAATCGGAAGCGAAGAATCGAGACTCTTGAGCCAGAGACGGAGCGCGAGAATCTTCTGCTCCGCCACTCTGAGCCTGTCCTCGGCATATGTGCGTCGCAGGACTTCGGATGGGTAGAACACTTCGGCGACGTGGCGCTGGCTCATGCTGTCGATGGCTTGTGTGCCAGCATGCCTGAGCCCTCGCATGGCATCCCAGGCTGCCACCAGTCGTGGTGGCGTTCGTTGTTGTTGCGGGTGGCGCGCCTGTGCTTCGCGATGCGATATCTGTGCGCCTCGCGTCCCATCCCATCGTCGATGAACTCGATCGGGTGTTCGCGGTGGCAGACAGGACACAGAGCACGGATCATGGTTTCGTCTTCGTCGCGCCATTTGTCTGGAAGCGAGAGGAATCCCACACCTGAGATGAGTCCCTCAGGCCTGCGATCCTTTCGGTCATGTCGGCCAGTTGACGGATGCGATCCATGTAGCCTTCCCACGCGGAGGCCAATGCACCAACCAAGCATCAGCACCAGCCCACTCCGCAACCTGCCTGAGATCCTTCCGCTTCGCAGGAGGAAAACCCGCATAGGGGCCGCGCGCCGTGGCTTTGCATTCGATCATCATCGGCGTCCTACCGTCCTTCAACGCGACAAGATCAGCACAGCCCAGACTGCCCGCGGCGCGGATCACGACCCAGTCGTCTGCCTCGAGTCTGTGGCGGAGCTGGCGCTCGCGTTGGATGCCTCTAGCCAATGGTGTCTTTCAGGCCGGCGGACTCATCAACGACACACGCGAACAATGACTGCTGCTGCAGCCTGCGCGCACATAGTTCGGCGTATTCGGGGTTGAGTTCGATGCCGATGCTTTTGCGGCCGAGTTTGCGGGCGACGAGGGCGACGGTTCCGCTGCCCATGAACGGGTCGAGGACGGTGCAGGGAACCGGGTCAAACGTGTAGAAGCTGAGATTGTCGGAGGCGTTCAGCGAACAATCGCAGGTTGGACGCCAGCCCGACGTGACAAATCGGTCAGGAGGACGTTTCCTCCATCCGGGTTTGCGGCCGCGGCGCTCCAGCCCACCATGTCCCGCGCCGTACGGACGCTCGATGTCGTCTCGATCCCCCGGAATGTTCTGACGTTCCAGTGTGCCTTCCCGCTCCCACGGTGCCCCGCACACCGGGCAACACCCACGCTCCGACGTCCCCGCACTGATACACCGGCGCGGCAACTCCTCAGGGAACGTCGCGAAGTGTGCTTCGGCGTAGGGTTGGGTGGAGATTGTCCAGACGGAACGAGCGTTACGACCAAGTGTTTGGTCGCCCAGATCATGCGACCTACCCGGCACATGAACCACCTTGGCGGAAGCATTCTGCGGGAGACGGTTAGGGCTCTCTACCCCGCCACGTTTGCGCTCATCCCATGACAACCCCTCGCGCAGTCGAGTCCCACTAGCCGGCCGTCCTAGATGCCCGGGCCCGGAAGGTGCACGCTCGTCGCCGGTGATGCTGTTCTCCCTGATCGCTTCGGCGTCATAGAAATAGCGGGCCTCCCGCGTCAACAAGAACACATACTCATGGCTCTTGGTCGGCCGGTCCGTCACCGACTCGGGCATCGGGTTCGGCTTCGCCCAGATGATGTCTGAGCGGAGGTACCAGCCGTCGGCTTGGAGGGCGAACGCGAGCCGCCAGGGTATGCCGACGAGATCCTTCGGCTTGAGACCCTTGAAGCGCAGGCCATAGCCGGACTCCAATGCGGGGCGATTGTCGCTCTGATTGCGTGAGAGCTTCGAGCCGGGGCCCGCGCCGCCGTTGTAGGCGTTGTATGAGTCCCCGATGTTGAGCCAGCACGTCCCATCCCGCCGCAAGACCCGCCGCACCTGGCGGAACACCTGGACCATGCGGGCGATGTAGGCGTCGGGTGTGGGTTCGAGGCCGAGTTGCTGGTCTGTTCGGGTCGCTCCACAACGGGGGCATGAGTTCTTGTATCCCTCGCGCTGGTGTCCAGTAGTGGCCTTACCGCCGCTCAACGTGCTGGACTCCACGCGCGGGTCCTCGCGTACTAGGTGGTCGCAGTCGGGGTCTCCGCCAGTCCATGAGCCCGTCCCGTAATCGCGTAGTCCCCAGTAGGGAGGGGAGGTTACGACGCAATGCACCGACTCGTCGGGCATCTCGCGCAGCACGTCTAGCGCGTCGCCAACGTGTAGATGGAAGTCCAGATCGTCGATGAAGATCACGCTGCTAGACCATGAACTTCCGCGTGACAGGCGCGACAGAGGATGATGACATCATGCAAGTTCTCATCTCCGACAGTTCGATAATGCAGATGGTGTAATTGAAAGGCGCGGAATGCGCCACGCGGATGCTTGGCCTTGTATTCGCGGCCGCATCGTTCGCACCGAAACCGTGCGTGGCATATACGGCGCCATTTGAGCAACCGCCAACGGTCGGACTCGAGGACATCAAGATATCGCAAACCCTAGTTGGCCGACATCAAGGCCCTTGCATCGCTTGTCCATACAGAGATTGCACATCCATCGTCCTGTTGGTCGTTTGAGGCGTGCTTGGTTCTGTCCGCCTTGTGAGCGCCTTCGCGCGAAGTTAGTGGATTCTTCCCAGCCATGCTTTTCAGGATCATGGATAGGTTCGCCACATTCAAGGCAATAGACGGTGAGTGGATCGTATGGGGTCACCAGATCCTCGCCGGCCCCGCTAGCGGTAACCCAGACAGGGCGGAGACGTATTCGGCCACTGACCTTCCAACCAAGCGACCGAGTAGCCGCTGGCCCGGTACTGCGTCTCCGCGAGCTCCATCTGGGACGACGGCGATAAGAGGTCGGGTCGGGCCACGCCTCCCCAACCAGGAGTCATTTGCAAGCCGCCGTAGTAGCCGTTCCCTGTGTTTGCGTTCCATGCTCCTTCTCCGTTATGGATGCACAGCCAGAGTGCGATATGGAGTGAACTCGGGGCAGTCACATGGGACTCGACCTGGTGGGACACAGCTTGTGGGAACGTGGTGCCAGTAGGCATGGCCGCATTCGCATATAGAGCTCGTGCTGCTACGGCTTTCTGTTGTGCGACTGCTGCGAGACGCTTCGAGGCCGACACGTACAACAAACGGCGCCGATCCCTGCGTATCGCGTGCCGACGGATCCTTATGTCCGCTACCAGCGTGTAGTGGTGCCTGATTGGCGGCACGGGTGCTGCTGTCTTGCGGGTCGCGCTGAGAGAGATCCCGCAGAATGCGGCTAGTAGGGTCAGGATTATGAGAGGCCATCTGAATACGATCCCTTTCCTTTCCTCGCTTGCGCTTCCTCGGGCTTACGGACCCGGCTTGCGGTTGCGTTCATTGAGTTACCTGGAGCAATATGAGTAACAGGGCAACGGCTGTTGCTAGACCAACGATCGCAACAACGAATTTGACGTCGGCGCTCATGTGTCCTCGCTCGGCGTACCGGCCAAAGCAGCCTCAGCACGCTCAACAATGAAATGGATCCGGTCATCCTCCGGTGCGGCGATGTGCTGCGCCCAGTCGCAGAGGTCGTCCAAGATCGCGGCTTGTTGCTGATTCTCCGCTAGCAGTTTGCTCCGATCCTTTAGCAGCGCATCTAGCACGTCTGCGGTTGGATCAATGGCTCGTGTTTCGCTCATGTGTCCTCGCTCGGCTTTCTGAACAGATTGAAGCTGGGTGCTCTGCCGCGTACGTCGTCATGCGACGGATCAGGCAGGTCCTCGATAGGTGGGTCCTCGCTCGGCGTACCGTCCAGGGCAGCGCGAGCCGCGACACAAGCCACCATGAGATCATCGGACTTGTAATAGGCGTAGGTGCCGTCATTCCAGTCCTCAGACCACGCCGTGAATGCAGACGCGACGGCTTCCAGCGCGTCGCGTAGCCGTTGGTTCTCCGCCACAAGCGCGTCCAGGGAACGCATAGCCAATTCGCGTCCGTTCGGACCAATGACTGGCTGTAGGAGCGTCTCGCGAATGGTGTCGGCGTGGCCGCTCACGCGAGCCACTCCACGACAGCGACCACACCAACCCAGAAGACGATGCAGGCGAGAATAATTCCGGCCCATGCGCCTGCGACGAGCCAATCAAACTGGCGGCTCACGGAAGCAGAAACCTTTTGCGGAAACGGTCAAGGAGACCGTGGTTCTTGACCACTAATGTAGTCCCTCCGCATTCCGTACATTCGTTCTCGTTGAGAGCATCGAAGCCGCACGCTGCGCAATACAGCGCGTCCTCTGGCTCGTCTTCTGCGTGTGAAGCGCGATCGGCCTTGGCGCGGTCTGCGGGATCGGCAGTGCTCATTCGTCGTCCCGGAGCTCGTCAACCATCGCCTCATGGCAGGCGCCGGTCACGTCCACCCACATGGCGGCGAGCATCGAGACGAGGAGGGCGAGGATGAGGAAGCCGATGACGAGGTTCATGCTGCGACCGGAACCCATCTGCGACGCATGAACGTCAACACGGCGCCGACGGCGATCATCTCTGCCTTGCCTATGAAGTTGCCCCAGAAGAACGCCGTCGATCCGAACGCGAGCGTCAGGAACAGCCATGAGTCGAGAGCATTACCGGCAAGACCGGACGCAAGAACACCGCCCGTCAGGGTGCGCTTGCGGAGCGGTGCGAAGACGACAGCCTCTAGCGTCTCTGAGGCGAGGAACGCGATCAGGGAGGCGACAGCGATCTTCTGTAATCCAGTCCACCCTGCCGCCTCACCCATCAGATAGGAGGCGCCACCGGCGATCGGGATCGCGATGAACGCCCGTGTGAACCCGGCGAGTTGTTGGAGCCAGTCGCGAAGAACGAAGGCGCCTCCGATGCAGAGGACGCCTGCGGGAGCTACGAGGTCGGTGAATGGGACGGTGATCGTATATCGGGAAGCCAGCCAGTTTGCGAGAACGGCGAGTGCGATAAAAGCGCCAGCAAGGATTAGCTTCCATTTCAAGGTGTGGCCTCCATGACTTGTTGTGTGCCGACGCTTCGCCAGCGTGGTGAGGGTTGTGTCCCGTCCCAGCGGTCAGCCATCAGGCGCGGGGTGTTGTTGTTGCGGTTGTGGTTCCGTGCAATGTCTGTCGAGTCGACCGACGCGAACGGGAAGTCGCAGCCAACCGACATGCCGCGCAACATGTGAACCCACGGCACCTTCCCGCGTTCATCAGCTATCACGTCAAATGCTTGGGAGACGCGATGATCCCACTCTCTATCTCCGACGTTGCGGTACTGCCCGCTGCTGCCGAAGCAGATGCGCTCGTAGCCAGCAGCGAGGCGCCGCAGGCGCTCGAGTGATTCGTTGAGATGCCACACCGGCGATCCTGGTGGCATCCGACGCGCAAACCATTGGACGAGGAGTAGATCGTTCATCTCCTCAGTACCGTCGATCACATCGGGAATGACAGCCCAAGTGGTCGGATAATCAAGCCATTGGTCTGCCCAGTTGTAGAAATCTTCCCAGTCCGGATCTTTGCCGCCGTGCCAGAACGAGAACGCGCCATTATCAAGCATCACCGACTGGCCGATCCAATGGCAGACTTCCACGTCGCGCGGTTCGGCGTAGCTGACGCAGAAGTGGCGTCCCGCGAGCTCGTAGAGGCGTTCGCGTGGCGTGATC